GGTATCCCTGTCGTCGTTGACGCGGGCATCCCGACCAACCTCGGTGCGGGTACCAATGAGGACAACATCATTGTTGCCAACCGCGCTGACCTGGTGCTCATGGAGCAGGCCGCCAGCCCGCTCATGCTCCGCTACGAGTCGGTTGGCTCGGGCACCCTCACCACCCGCATGGTGGTGTTTGGATACTCGGCCTTCACGGCTGGCCGGTACCCTGGCGGTATCTGCAAGGTTCAGGGCACGCTGCTCAGCGCCACGCTCTGACCCAACCCGACAGTGGCGGCGGCCCTGATCCCCTCCGCAGGGCCGCCGCCACATTTCGAGGAGTTTCGATGAGCGACAAATACACGCAGAACCTCATTGCGAGCGGTGCCGATCCGGCATTGATCAGCAAATTTCAGCAGGTGCCGCCACCTAAGGCGCAACCCGCACCCACACCGGCCCCTGAGGAGCCACCTACGGCCCGCAAGGCAGCCAAACGCACCACTAAGGCCAAGTAATGGCCTACACGACCACAGCGCTGGTGAAGGCCTCACTAGGCATCCCGTCAGCGACCACCTCCGAGGACACCGCCATACAGGCTGCGATTGACGCAGCCGAGGCGCTCATCGATAACTACACGGGCCGCACGTTTGAAACGGTCACCGAGTCCCGCACCTATCTGCCGCGCACCGCGTCAGTCGTGGATGTTGACGACATCGCGACCGCGACAGGGCTAGTTGTCAAAACCGACGAGGACCAGGATGGGACATTTGAAACGACGTTGACGGTTACCACCGATTACGTGATCGTAAAAAACGCGGCCCCATTTCGCCTCATCACAAATGTCAACCGTGGCTGGCCACTGTCACTGTACGGACGGCCCACCATTCAGGTGACCGCAACGTTCGGATACGGCACCACGGTGCCCGACAACATCAAACAGGCGGCGCTGCTCATGGCCAGCCGACTGTTCCAACGCAAGGCCTCGCCGCTCGGTTTTCAGGCTGGCGCAATCAGCGAATTCGGGCCCGTGCGCATCAGCCGCACCGACCCTGACGTTGCAGCCCTCCTACAGGGCACCAAACTGTTTGGCGTTGGCTAATGGCCGACTATGGCACCATAAAAACGGCAGTTGCCGACGCGTTGAGCGCATCAGCCAACCTGACCGTGGTGTACTCAGACGTTCCCGACACATACGTTGCACCATGCGCGGTGATTGTCCCTGGTGACGATCCTGCCACCTACCATTTGGCAATGACAGGGCAAGGGTTCACACGGTTTGAGTTCAAGGTCCAAATTTTGACGCAACGGTTCGACCGTGCCGCGAACATGTCGGCGCTCGACCCATTCGTCCACGGCACCGACAGCGTTGACGCACTCATCCGCGCTGACCGCACCCTCGGCGGTGTAGCAGCCGACAGTGTGGTTGTCCGCTGCTCCAACCTCGGTCAGGTGCTCGCAGGTGACGACATTTTTCTCGGTGCGGAGTTCGACGTTGACGTTATGGTTGCACCATGAACTATCGAGTCACCTCCGACCGTATGCCGTGGAAGTCAGGCCAAATCGTCACCGATGATGACCTCGAGGGTTGTAATATCGAGGCATTGCTCGATGGCGGCCACCTGGCCAAGGCGCGCAACACCAAACCGGAACCCGCAACAGACACTGAGGAGAACCAGTGAGCCAGATTGTTTTGACGGATGCGTCCGTCGTAGTCAATAGCGTTGACCTGTCGGATCATGTCACGCAGGTGGTCATGAATCTTGAAACCAGCCCTGTGAATATCACAGCCATGTCAGACAACGCCGAAAAGTTCAAGGGTGGGCTTCAGAGCAACTCGGTGACCATCGATTTTCAGCAGGATTTTGCCTCGGGAAGTGTTGAGGCCACCATCCAACCGTTGGTGGGTTCAACCACGACGCTGGTGATCAAGCCGACCAGCGGCGCGGTCGCCGCCGACAATCCGTCCTACACCTTTTCCGACACGTACGTTGCGGGCCACACGCCGCTCAACGCGTCTGTTGGGGACCTCAGCACCTCAAGTGTCGAGTTCCAAGGCGGCACCTACGCCAAGGCGACATCGTAACGGTGTTTGATTTCAAGGTGACCGTCGCCAAACGTGACGGTTCGGAAGGGACCTACGCGCTGACATTCGACTCGCTATGCGAGTTCGAGGAGACAGCGAAGGTTGGCGTTCCGGTTGCGTTCAACGAATCAAACATCAAACTCGGCCACCTGGCGCTGCTCGGTTGGATCGCAGAAAAAAACGATGGCAACAACGTGAAACCGCTCCCGCAGTGGCGCAAGGATGTTGTTTCCATCAGCGTGGAGGACACCAGCCCTCCTACGTGAGAGGTGGTGTGAGTGACTGGCTGGCCTCAATGGCCATAGCCACACACATTCCACCTCGAGAACTCATGCGGACACCACGGCCAGTCCTGCGGGCCATGTTTGAACAACTCAAGAAACGAGGCAAACAGGGTGGCAGGGACATTCGGTTTCAGGCTCGAGAACCGTAAAGGTAAAGAGGGGATCGACGGCCTGCGCGAAATTCAACGCGACATGCGTCGCCTCGGTGACGACACTAAAACCGCGATGAAACCGACGCACCAGCAGGCCGCCGACCTGGTGGCCGAAGGTGCGAGGCGTAGGGCACCTGTTCGCAGCGGACGGCTCCGCAAATCAATCAAGGGCAGCGCAGTGATGACCGGTGGCCGTGTCCGTATCGGATATGGCGGCGGTGAACCGTCACTGTACGCAGGCCCGATCCATTTCGGTTGGCCTGCGCGACGAATCAAACCGCAACCATTTGTGTATGACGAACTCGACGACAGGCGCGCCGAGGTTGTGCAACTGTATGCGGAGCGCATCACCGAACTGATCAAGATTCATAAACTGGCGCGGTAATGGCGAAGTCAATCAGCATCCCGATCACAGGCAACGCGGCACCGCTGCGCAAGGTCCTGAGCGATACTGAGGGCCGCCTCAACACGTTTTCGAGTCGTGTTGGTGGCGTGTTCAAGGGCCTGGCCGGTGTCGGCAGTGTCGTGGTCGGTGCCGCAGGTGCGGCAGGTGGCGCGCTCGTCGCGCTCGGCTCACATTTTGACGGCCTCGAAAACACTATCGTTCGCGGGACAGGCGCGTCCGGTGACGCGCTCGATGATTTGGTGCGGTCTACACAGGACGTACTGAAAACGGTGCCCGACAGCGGCGAAGTCGTCGCCCAAACGTTGGCTGATGTCAACACGTTTTTTGGGCAAACCGGTGAGGAACTCGAGGCGACCACCACCGCGTTTCTTGATTTTGCGCGCGTAACCGAAACCGACACGGCGAAGGCCATCGGCGCGGTTGACGCAGCGCTCACACAATTTGGCGAGGACGCAGCGAACACGGACGAGGTGCTCGGGGACCTGGTGCGCATCAGCCAGGCCACTGGCGCACCCATGGACCAGTTGCTCGGCCAAATGGAAACATTCGGCCCGATTTTTGCCAACGCCGGTTTTCAACTCGAGGAGACCAGCGCGATCATGGGGATGCTCGAGCAGGCAGGCGTGTCCGTTACCCGTATCGGGCCTGCCATGAACAAATTTTTTCGGGATGTCGCAAAAGAAGGCGGCAAACCGCAGGACGCATTGCAGGACACCGTTACCGCAGTGCAAAACGCTGGCACCGAAATGGAGGCGCTGGCCATCGCCTCAGAGGCGTTCGGTGCCGAGGGTGCGCAACGCCTCACCAGCGCTATCCGTTCAGGCAATTTCGATATTGAAACGTTCAACGGTTTGCTCGGTGACGGTGCAGGACTCGTCAGCCAGCAGGCCAGCCAGGTAGCCACCCTGTCAGACAAATTCAACCAACTGAAAAATATGGCGTTGGTTGGGCTCGCACCGCTCGCGGAGGCCGCGTTTGATGGTGTCATGCGAGCGATTGACGCAGTGATGCCATTTGTGCAACGCATCATGGACGCGTTCGGGGAGGGCGGTTTACGTGGCGCGTTCGGTGAACTCAAAACGGTGGCAGCCGAGGTGTGGCCATCAGTGAAGGCTGCGCTAGGTGAGTTCATGCGGGCCGCAGGCCGGTTCATCATTGATGACGCGTTGCCATGGATCGCTAGCAAACTCATGGAACTCGGCCAGGCACTGGTTGATTGGATCGGGCCACGTATCGTGCCGATGCTCAAGGCGCTCGGAGATTTTATCGGGAAGGCCGCTAACTGGTTTGTTGAGGACGGCCTGCCAATGCTCGTGGACAAACTCATTGTGCTCGGTGAGGCACTGGTCGATTGGATCAAACCGCGCATCGTGCCAGCCCTCAAGGCGCTCGGTGAGTTTGTCGTCACCATCGCGGACTGGTTGCTCACCACTGCACTGCCAAAAATCGCTGAGCAGTTGGCCCGCCTCGGTTGGGCCATGGTCCAATGGATTTATGACCTGCTGCCCAACCTGGTGGTCGGCCTTGCTCAATTTCTCGACACCATTGGTGATTTCATTTTCAACGACGCGATACCGCAGGTGTTCGACTGGTTCAAATCGCTCGGCGGCAAAATCATTGACGGCATCGTTGACGGAATCAAGGCAGCCGCAGGCAAGGTTGGGGACGCGCTCGCCAGCATCCCTGGCGTGTCACAGGCTCAAGGCCTTATTTCAGCGGTTGGTGGCATCCTGCCATTTGCCGACGGTGGCATTGTTACGGGCCCAACCCTCGGCCTCATCGGTGAGGCAGGCCCTGAGGCTGTCATCCCGCTCGACCGTATGGACAGCATCGGCGGCCCGACATACCAAATCACAGTGAACGCTGGTGTTGGCGATCCTGGCAGCATCGGCCAAACCGTGGTGGAAACAATCAAGGCCTATGAGCGGCGCGCAGGCAACGGCTGGCGGTCCTAATGGCGCTCCCGCTCGCCACAGCCGTCCTGTTTTACACGGACAGCGGCACCGCCGACCCGTTCACGTTGGACAGCGCCACCAACGGCATACTTGACAGCGATGTCCTCGAGGGTGTCGCACCGGTTGACATCACCTCAGCCGCCTACACGGTGCGCATCCAACGCGGCCGGAGCCGTTGGCTAGACGATTTTCAACCAGGCACCTGCAACATCAGCCTTGACAACAGTGATCGGGCGTTTGACCCGACAGGCGGCGGCACGTACAGCGATGAAATCGTGCCAGGTAAACGGTTTCGGGTCACGACTGGCGGCACACCCATTTTTGATGGTGTCACCGACGATTGGAATATCGACTACACACTCGATGACGACTCGAGGGCAACTGTCATCATTTCGGACGGGTTCAGCGACCTCGGCCACACAATTTTGACCGAGACCGCCACCACATCGCAATTGTCGTCGGCACGGCTCACCACAATTTTGGACAGGGCTGATGTGAATTTTCCGACCGCGTACCGTGACATTGAGACCGGTGTCACCACGTTGCAGGCTGACACTATCGCTGACGGCACCGACGTAGCCACCTACGCGCAAACCATCGCCCGCACCGAAGGCGGCCGCCTGTTCATGGCCGCTGACGGTGACC